CCAGGTCATTTGCCGGGCCATACCACAGCTCGGTGCGCTGGGTGTCTTCGGCGCCAGCAGGAAAGCCCCACTTGATGCCGATGCCGAACAGTTCGCTGGTCGTGGTCAGGAACGCCACCGCCGGCGGTAGGCCGACCTTACCTTCCAGGTTGGTCAGGTTTGAGCTCTTCCAGATCGAGGAGATATCGAAGGCGCTCACCGCGCGGACACGGGCTACATAGGCGCCAGCGTAGATGCCCACCACGTCAACGTTGGTCATGCCCGTGCGCAGCAGCTTGACCCAGTTCCCGCTGTCCTTGCGCCACTCGATATCGTAGCCCACCGCGCCATCAACGCCCGGCCAGCTTATTGTCATCGTCGCAACAGCCAACCCCTGCACCACAGACGAAGATACGGCAAGCGAAACGCTCGTTGGCGCAGGAACAACAGTGATCGGGATCGCGCTGGTTGGACGCTCCTCGAGCCGAGCGCCAGTGTCGATGCGAGCAAACTTGCTTGGCTCGAACTGCAACGCGCTGATTTCAAAGTCACCCTCTGCGGTACGTTTTGTACGCAATACTCGATACAGCGGAATTGCGAGTTCATCAGCGTCAAGAGCCCATTGAAGCTGCGCAATAGGCGGCTCGCTATAGTCCACGGTGACGGTTACGTCACGCCCGGTTACGCTTTGCACGGTCCGACCTTCAGCGCGGCCGCCTGGCAGGTTGATTATCAGCCGATCTCCTGGCTTGGCCTGAGTATCGCGATCAAGTCTAACAACGCGGCCAGCTACCGCTGCGATGCGGCCGCCAACTTCGCGGCCAGCGAGCAACGAATCCGCCACCGGGATGATGTGCCCCGGTAGCGGAATGACTCCCTCCATGCCGGTCTTGAACGATACAGTGCGGTCTTGGTTGTTGCTCAAGATCGCCCACTTGCCGCGGCGCTGAGCCTCAGAGGCGCGGGTGCAGCCAATAGCGCTCAGCTCGGTCGGCCGGTCGCCGTAGCGGCGCTGTAGATCCAGATCTGCGAACGGAATGACGTCGGTGTCGTAGTTGTTGGCTGGGTTGTCGTAACTGACCAGTGCCCGGGTGTACCGGGTTTTCGCCGAGGCACTGCCATAAGAAAATTTTCCGTCAATGACGTTGGTGCGGGTGAACACGTAGTCGAAATCCTGCGCACGCGGCATGTCTGCCTGCATCACCAGCTGGCCCTGCGCCCAATACGTCATGCCCCGATAAATCGCCGAGATATCGCGCAGTAGCGACCAGGCATCGGCCTTGCCCTGCAGGTTCATGTCGCAAAGGAAACGTGGCTCCTGACCGCCCAAGCCATTCGGCACCAGTTGATCGCAGTACTGGGCGATCCGGTACAGCTCCCATTTGTCGACCATGAACGGCTTGATGCGCTTGCCAAGGCCGAATCGATCCTCGGTACAGATTCCGTAGGTAATCCACGCCGGATTGTTCGTCCAGGCAGATTTCATGGTGCCGTCCCAGGTGCCGCTGTACGTACGCTGGATTGGGTCGTAGTTGCTCGGTACCATCCACCGCCGCGCATTGCACTCCACGGTGACGGATGGGATGTTGGTGAACTGCTCGGCGTCAAACTCGATGTAGAGCAGAGCGGTGTTCGGGTAGCGAAGCTTGGCGTCGATCACTTCAGTGATGCCGGCGATCAGCATGGTGTCTGCGACCTTGTTGCTGTTCTGGTTCGGCGTCAGGCGGCGTATACGGATCTGCCAGCCCGTGGTGGCGTCTGGCAGGTCGATGCGGCGCGAGCGCTCGTAACGCGTCGTGGTCTTGCCGTCAACAGCATCTTGGTAGACCTGCTGGTAGGCCCCGCCGTCTGTGGCCAAGTCAATCGCGTAATCAATGCGGTACCCGACCACATTGCCTTCGTCATCCTGGCGCTGCAGGGCCGGCCACGCGAAACGAATGCGTACCGCTGACAACTGGGTGTTGGTGATCGAGCGAACCCAGGGCGAATCACTACGCAACTCAACGTTCAACGACGTTTCGTTTTCAACGGCTGGAATGCCGGGGATATAGGTCTGGTCCACCGAGCCTGGGCGCCAGTCCCACTTCACGTTCGGGAAGTTGTAGTTGCTGCTGGCATCCCGGATCGGGGTGTTGTCCAAGTAGATGTTGTAGTCGGTTGGGGTTTCGTCAAACTCACCCTCGCCCACGGCGATAAGCAGTTTTGCCAGGTTGGTCGAGCGCAAACTGTCGCTAGCTTCGGTTGGCGACTTCGGCTTGCTGCTGCCGCCCTTTTCGCCGTGAACATCGATCGTTGCAACTGAGCCCATGCTTTCCTCCAGGCAAAAAAAACCGCCTATTGGGCGGTTGGTGTGACGCTGTAGTAGTTACGCCCTGTCTTCGGCATAGATTGATGCTGAGATGATCATTCCGCCCCAGCGGCGTCTGCCGATGCAGATCGGGACAGGGTTTCCGCTGGCCGTGGTGTTCTTGGCAGACCCGAAGGCGTAGCTGGGCATATTTTCCGGCGAAGCGCTTTGCTTTAGGCCCGATGCTTGGGGGCTGAGCATTTGGATTACCCCGCCAAGCGCCAATGACGCACCGAGCGACTGCCCCCAGCCCTGCATACCAGGGATGAAAAAAGAAGCGACGAAGATCACTGTGCCTATAATGGTTTGCAGCAGTCCAGCGCGCTTGCTGCCGCCCACAACAGGGATAATGCGCACCTCTTTGACTCCACCAAGATCAAAATCACCTACACCGACATTCCTCTTATTCCGGAAGATGGCGAATCTCATTCCAAGCAGATCCAGCCGCCGAATTTCTTCAGTGAATCCTGGGATCGTAGCCTTCAGCGCGGCAAATGCCTCATTCACGCTACCACTATCCAAAAGGCGTCGATGAAGCCTACCAAAGCGCCGCGCCAAAGGTCCTGACAGCTTAATTGATGTCATCGGCGAGTAATGCGTAACTGCGGACATTAGTTTCCTCCAGGCAATAAAAAAGCCGCCAAATGGCGGCCGTATTTCGTTCGATTACTTAGAGACAGGCCTTAACAGCAGCTTCGATAGCACTTCGTCCAATGCCAGGCATCCACGCCACCCGTTGATAAAATACAACCGAGCTGCCGTATGAGGTTTTCTTTACTTCGAGCAACTCATCGGTCATTTGCATCGCGCTTATCACTAACCTGTAGCCGTTCTCAGTTTCTGATATCACCGCCTCAGATCGGGCGTCCTGCCATTTTGGAAAAACACATAACGCATAGCGCTCTGGATCCTTTGATGTAGATAAGCTAAAGCTAGGACTATTTTTTTCAAGGTCGCTCGGTGAAACGCAACCAACCAGTAACCACCCAGCAATCAAGAATGCTAAAAACACCCTAAAGTTAGACAATCTCATCATTGAAAACTGTCATATACGTACTTATGATTTAGCGGCTCAGACTTTTTGTAAGCGTCCTGCCAATCTTTCGCATATATAGAGAAGGTTTGTATCTTTTCAATTTTCCAACCGCTAGTCACATCCACGCGTTCAAGGATGTATTTAAACTGTTCACCAGCCTCTTTTACCTTTCGATCTTCATCGGTAAGAGTTGCCCCAACCTGAGGAGGAGATGAATTCTTTATTAAAGCAACAACAACTGCACGAGTATCAGACTCAACTTGAACTTTAGTGATCTGCCTATCGAAGCTTACGACCATCGTCTCACATTCAGCTTCATGATTGAAATTACTAGCAGCTAGCGCTTTAAACTTATCCAAATAAGGCTTTCTGAGATCTATTATTTTTGGACATATTTCTTGATTAACGCGCATAGATGCATCTTTTAACGCCCACCAAGATTTTACCGTTGCATCTGGAGAGTTAGTTGCCAACTTCATCTCATTAACATTTTTTGTTGCAGCCCCTGCCGATGTTGAAATATCTGTCTGTTCAAAACACCCGGTCAGCATAAGCGCTAGGGATACACCTAAAATCACTCTCATCTGGTCACTCCTGTGAAAATCAGGTAACCATATCACTGAGCGTCTCTATGGCGAAGAGTCATACGCACTCGTTGAAGCCACGGCCCACCGAAAACGATTATTTCCGATGGCCTGCCGTACAGGTGGTGCAACAAGAACGGGCCGGGGCCGAAGGTCGATGCGTCCTCACCGGGCAGCGCCGGATCGGCGCTGAGGAAAATGCCGGCATGATTTGGGTAAACCGTCCGCCCCACCTCCATCACGATCATGTCGCCGCGCTGCGGCTGGTCGACCCGATAGAAGCCGGCGGCCTCGTAGTTCGATTCATACAAGCTGGTGTTGTCCTTGTTCTCCCACCAGCCATCGGCGCGCTTGAAGGCTTTGAACTCTAGCCCCCATTCGCGCTTGTACCAGTCAGCGCAGACTTGCCAGCAATCCCACGCGCCGTGCACGAAAGGCCGCTTCAGCAGCGGCACCTCGCCGGACGGCATGACCGTACGCAGATCGCCTTCGGGCCAGCTCAGGATGTGCCAGGGCAACGCAGTCGCTTCGCACATGGCCAGGTCGCGCGGTGACGGCCGGCTGGTAGCATCTGGATGCGAATGCACAATGCCGATCACCTCGCCGATATCCTCAGCCGTGGCGTACTCCTCCGGGTCGATGCGAAACTCCTCGTTCGGCTCGGTCGCGACGTTATCGCAAGGGAAATACTGCTGTTTGCGCCCAACGGCCAAAAGCAACCCGCAGCACTCTTTCGGGTACTCTGTAGCTGCATGCGCCTGGATCGCGGTAATGATGTGTTTGCGCATTTTCAGCTCCTGCTGATCAATGAAACAGCGGGAAACCCACCGAACGGCAGAGGGTTACCTTCGCCGAAGCGAGGGGTGCAGCCCTTGCCCAACGTGGCATCACATTCATCCAGTTCGGGATTGTCGGTGATGACACCGTCCTTCGTAACATGCGGACCGGTATAGCCGCAGTTTGGCCCGCGATAGCCGCCGGTGAGGCACCAGTGGCATAGGGTCGTGGCTTGTCGGCCGATAGACTCATTGCCAACGTCGCCAGGGCTCGCCAGCTCCCAGCTAACCGTTTCCCCGTCTTCATTCGTTTTCTGGTCGATATACCAGACCTCGATCGTCTCTTGGTTTGGGTCGGCTGTTGGGTTGCCGGCTGGAAAATTAGCAGCATCAAGGTAAGTGCCCAGCGTGTGCCGCATCGTCAGCTTGAACTCGAGTAGATCCTCGAACGCAAGACAGAGCGCTGTGATCCGCCCGTTGACGTTGCCCACCGATAGCGTTGGACGAACTGCCGTACCGTCGCCGTTTGCCTCGATGCCGTCGATCTGCATCGGCCAGGCGCCATACTCCTCGCCCTGCCAGTAGATCGCCTTCGCCGGTAGTTGGTCAGCATCGGCACCAGCGGCGATCAATTCGTCCGCCGTGTACGGGATCGCATGCCCATGGAAGCGCAGGACGTCCGCACCGTAGTCCGCCCCATCCAATTCAAAGAGCAACACTTCACTGCCAGGCTCAAGAGTCTGGATATTACTTATCAGTGGCATGATTCCCCCTTATGGAAGAAACGATTGGGTGAAGGTAGTGGTCAGGGTGAACATCCCGGCACCGTTCGGGCTTACCGCCGGAGCAGTTGCCCTAAAAAAAGAGAGCTCACCCAGCGGCGGCGTCCAGAAGAAAGACTTATGACCAGCGTGCCGATCAAGAAATGCCTTGATCTGTATGGCGATCGCCTCCTTTACAACGAACGTAAGCGGCCAGGAATCGACCTTGTTATTCGGCCCGTCGCCAACGACTTGCTCGTAGCCGTTTCCGAATTTCGAAGATCGATTCCGGTATTCCGGCAGGCTGGTGGCCGAGATCATCGGGCACCAGCCAAAGGTTTCAACGGCCATTCACGAGCCTCCAGATTTGTCCGCCAGGCTGAGATTCCTTGGCAATTTCCGCTTGAGCTCCACGACGTGCTACATCCGCATAAGCCTGACCAAGTGCCTGCGTGTCTTGCTGCGAAGTACCTCCGTCGGCGCCTTGAACTTGGAACGATTGCTGGATCACAACGCCTCCTACCGCCGAAGTTTTCGCGGCAGAATCTCCAGACAAGCCAACGTAGCCACCATCTGCGTAGCCACGCTTATTCAGACTGACCAAGTAGTCCTTCATGCCAGGCTGATCCACCACTTCCTTACGGATCACAACCTCGCCGCCGTGAACGATGCCGGCAGGCTCGTACTTCCCGCCTTGGCCGGTGTAGCCGCCCTCGTCGAAATACTGGGAGGTGTACCCAGCAGCGGTACTGCCAAGTGAAGCAGTTGCAGAGCCCCCGCCGCCGAAGGCACTTCCGATCACAGCGCTGAGCCCACTGCCCGCAATGCTGCTGAAGACGTTTGATGCTGCCGACTGCAACGCCATCTTAGCGATCATCTTGGCAAAACTCTTTGCGACATCACTGAAGCTCTGATCAGCACCGAACGCCCAATCAACCGCTGCATCCGTCAGGCCGTCGTACAGCGACGTGAATGCCGACCGCGCCTGACCTGCCACATCCTTGGCCTGGTCCAGGTAGTTCTGAAACGCAGAGGAGGCCCCCAGCGTCCAATCACTCCGTGCCTGATCCTCGTCCTCGTAATACTTGCTTTGCATCGCCAGGCGCTGGTCAAGCGCGGACCTTAGGGCCTGGGTTTCCTTGTCATACAGTTCGGTGCTGAACTGGTCCTTGCTGCTCTTGTTGTAGTCCGAGGTCAGCTTGTCCATTTGCGACTGATAGGACTGCTGAATGCTCAGTTGCGCCTGCAGGCGCTTGGCCTGCTCATCGCCCATGCCGATCCCGGCGAGGTTGTTGTCCAGGCCTTGCTGAGCACTGGACAGTTGGCTTTTCAGGTTTTCATCGAAAGCCGCGAGCTTACGGCGTGTTTCCAACCCCTTTTCACGCAACGTGTTCTCGGTTTCGAGTGCGGCATTGCGCTTGAGCTGAGCAGTGATCAGGTCTTGGTTTGCCAGCAGCGATTTTTGGTCAGCCGTGAGGGTCTGTTTCCCCTTGATGTCCGCCAGCTGCTGCTCCCACTCGACCAGCTTTTTCGCACTCGCCCCAAGTGTCTGGCTTGCCGCCGACTGATCCCCAATAAGGGCATTCTGCTGCTGGAGAACAGCGTATTGCTGTTTGGCCTGATCAAGCGCCTTGATCCCTGCATCCTCACGGTACTGCGGCGTTTTTTCGGCCTTGGGGTCCTTGTACTTGTCGTTGATATTGGCAATATCTTTCGCCTGCTGATCTGGGGATATCAGCAGCGACTTATCGCCCGATGCACGCGCCTGGATGATTCGGCGCTCTACCAGCAGCCGGTAGTCACCCAGCTCACGAGCGCGTTTGTCGGCGTTGGTTTCGGTATCTCTGCGCAGCTTGTCCAGAGAGACCTGGTCCGTGAGCGCCTGCTGTTGCTGTTGCTGCTGGAAGCCTCGGGCAGCGGCGCGGCGGTCCTCTTCAGCCTTCAACACCAGTTTCTGGGTCTTCTCAGCCTCCAATGCGTCGACGCGAAAGCTATCGTCGGGCACAAGGTTGCTGAAACCGTCGCCCTTGTTCAGCTTTCGCGCATTGGAAATATCATTGAGCTGCTTGTCCAGCGCTGCGATCTGCTGGTCCAGCGTGTCTTCGCGACCGATGTTGAGTGCAGCATCCCAGGCGCCTTTGGCCGCGTTTTTGACGGAGTTCCAACTGGTCTCAAGGTAACCGAGGTTCTGCTTGATGGACGTGGAAGTGCGGTTCAGGCCATCCTCATAAGCTGCCGTTGCTGCTGCGGCGGCTTCCTGGGTTTTCCCCTGTTCCTGCAGCGACTTGATGTGCTCGTACGTGGTCGCGGTCAGGAAATTCATCGACTCATTGAGCTTCAGAATCTCAGCTACTGGGTCCTTCGCAATCTTTTCGAAGTTTTTTACCGTTTCCTCGGCCGCCTGCCCTGTGGCCGACTCGTACTTTATCGCCGCCTCAGCGATACCCTCAAACGCCTGTATTGGAATACGCGTAGAGGTCGCCAACTGCGCCAGAACGCCAGAGGCTTTGCCGACCGTGCCACTGGACTGCGCGATTTGCTGAGCCAGCGTAGAAAGCTGACCGGCGGTGGTGCCTACGGTATTCCCGGTCATCGCCAGCGAGGTGTTGTAAGCCGTAGCTTCGTCACTGCCCTGCTTGTAGGCCAAAGCCAGTACAGCGGCCGCTGCGGCGGCGACCGTGAAAGGATTTACCAGGCCGAGGATGTATCCGCCCAGGGCCTTTGCAGCGGGTACAACACCGCCGAACATATCCTTGAGTTGGCCACCCTGCTGCAAGAACACCGTCATGGGGTTCTGCCCGGACTGCAGTGATACGGCGATGTCGGTGAACTGTGGCGGTATTCCTCGAAGGCTGGATGCGTATTGCTTTGCAGTTTGCCCATTCTTGAGCATTACCTTGTCGGTCTGCTCAATCGCCGCGCGCTGCTCGTCCAGCTTCTTTTTGTACACATCAAAATCAGTAGTTTGGAGCCTGCCAGCTTTCCGGTGGGCCTGGAGCTGCTCTTCCATTTTGTCGAGGCGACTGTATGCCGCCACGACAGGATCGATGCGACCAACGAGCTTATCCAGCTGACCAGCCTGATACGCGGCTTCCTTGGTTGCAGACTTGAGCGAACGCTGGGCACGGTCCATACCCTTTTCAAAGCCGCCAGTGTTGGCCACCAGATCGACCGTCAGTTGGCCAAGTGAATCAACAGCCATAAATCACCTCTTGACCGACTGCAGCAGCCTGAATAGATCCTGCGCAGACGACTCAGCCTCATCAACCACCTCACCGCGCTTTGGCAGGAAGTCGTCAAAATCGGCCTTTCCGCCGTGCACGTTGTTGAGGATGGTGGCAAGCAGGGCAAAACCCCGCTCCATTCTCAGGCCAGGGTTAAGGGTTCCGTTCTGCTCGACGTACGCCATCCACGAAAGCCACTCGTTGTAGGTCAGATTGGCTTTCGCTTCGGCGATGGTTCGCCCGCCGATTCCGTTAAGCACCAACTCGTGCCAGAACTCTTCGGCGGGCCCTATTTTTTTGGCTTTTCGCCCTGGCCTGCACCGTTCGCTTCAGAAATAGCGTTGAGCAGAACAATGGTCAGTTCTGCGGACAGAGGGCCGTGCCCGGACGCCTCCGAGCCCACCACATCCTCAACGGTGAACACCGGGGTTCCGTCTTTCTTGAGGACGTTGGCCGCGATCCGGGTCGCGAGGAAGTCCGCGCCCTTGTCCTGCTCTTTCCAGCGCTCGGTCAGCTCCACAAACGATTCTTGCCGGATGTAGATGGTTGCTTTCTGCGGCTTGCCGCTAGAGTGCCAGGTGATGTCCTTCTTGACTGGCGGCGGGGAGAACGCTCCGGCGGCCTTCAAAGCCTGAATACTGAGATCCATGTTTTTTCCTTACGGCGCGATGACTTTAGGGACGAATACCGGATCACCCGAGACCTGGATGCCGACGGTGGACTTCACAACATCATTCAGCGCGAAGCTGAACGGGAAGCTGTTCATGTAGCCCTCGAAGGTGATCCAGGTGCGGGTATTCGGCAGATCAAAATCGACTTCCAGCCCGACAACAGCAGTTGCAGCCGCGCCGGTACCACCGCCACCGCCGGTGAGTGCAATGGCCGGCGCCGAGGTGTAACCAGAGCCAGGGTTAGTGATGGTGAAGCCGGTCACCGAACCGCCCGAGACGATCGCCGTAGCCGTCGCACCGGTACCGCCGCCGGTCAACGCTACCGAAGGGGCCGAGGTGTACCCGGTGCCCCCGCTGGTGAGCGTGATGGACGAGAGCGAACCTTCCTGAGTGACGGTCGGAGGGATGCCTTCCAGATCGCCCTGGGCGTTCACGATTCGGCCGTCAGACCAGCCAATCGCCCAAAGCAATTTGGTGCCGGCGGTCTTCAGGCGGTGGAGGCGGACGTGGGCCGGAGATTGTGGATCGATGTTCAGGCCAAAAGATGCCGAACCAGGCTCAGCCAGACCCGCCTCATATTCCCGGGCGCTGGAGTTCATGCAGGTCGTTTCGATCTGCGCAATGCTGGTGTCGATCCCGTCCAGGGAGGTAAAACAGCCAACCACCAAAAGAGCTTTGGTGAGCGGGTCGATGGCGTAGAGGTCCGTGCCTTGGGTTTTAATGGTCAATTTGTACTCCCCGATTTTCCTGGAAAATCACTTTTGAGCGGGCATTAAAAAAACCGCCGAAGCGGGTCGTTCTTTTCTGGTTCATGGCTACAAACTCACCAGCCAGGCAACGTCGAAGCCTTTGCGGTAGCTGTGAGTATCCTTGTCCTTATCGTCGATCCCGAAACCGGTGATATATGCGTGCTGGGCAATCACCCGGCGCAGAGCGAGCACCACCTCCTCTGCAGACGATGCTGTTTCGGCGTACACGTCGACCTGAAGGCCATAGCGATCCGTGCTTGGTACGCAGTTGAGGAAGTTGATCGGCGATCCGCTGACGACCTGCCAAACAGCATAGGGCCGTGCTACCCCCTCTGGCGCCTCGCCGTGCGGGTAAAGGCGTGTGGGGCCGGTACCAAGCAGTGCAGTGACGGCCAAGCTTGCGGAGCACACCTGAAAAATCGGCGCGGTCATTCATTCACTCCCAGCTTGATCAGCTGATACTTGGCCGAGCTGAGGAATTCCTGAAACAGCTGCTCGCGGTTGTTGGCCAATGCTGGCCGGAGAAACGGTTTTGCCCGGTTCTTTTCGGTTCCAAGCTCCACCCACCACCAGTAGAACGTGTTCCCGCCCTTCTGGCCGCGCTTGCGCATCCGCACGCCTACCGAGATCACTACGGCGCCAAGCTCCTCGCCCAGCGCTTTGCGCTCCACCATCGCCAGGTTGGCCGGAATGAAGTTGGCGGTCTCCGGGTCATCGATGCGCGCGGCGCGATCCTTGGCGTCAAGCAGCACGATATCCATGGCGTCCTTTGCCGCCGGCGTGACCACCTTGCGGCGCATCTCCTCTGTCAGACCTTTGAACCTGGCTGATAGAGCATCGGCGCCTTTTAGGTTGTAGGTGACCCAGTCAGCCATCTTTCACCCCAGAAGACACCAGCAGCGTGAGATATTCCTTGCGCGAGTTGGGGTCCAGCAGAGGCGGCCCAACGATTGCGCAAACTGCACCGCTATTCAGCACAATCCGCATCGCAGCGGTGATTCCTTCGCGGTAGCGAATAACAACTCGGCTTTTGGCCTCAGATTGAATAGCCTGCGCCGCGATGAAATCACGGGCGCTCAAGTCCTCGACCGAAGCCCAGACGTTGGCGAAATCAACCCACTGATCCGTCAGCTGCTCGCCGGTTACCGGGTGCTGTGATGTCACCTTGTGCTGGATAAGAACGCGATGCCTCAGTTTTCCGGCCTGCATCAGAAGCGCTTCCTGTACCAGAGCAGCCTGTCGACTGCGAGAGGGACGGCCGACGGCGCACCACCCATGACCACGGCCTCGCGATTTGAGTACCAGTGCCCGACGAGCAGCAAAATAGCCTGCTCAACGTCCCGGGTAAGCCCCATTTCAGCGGGATCGACCGGGTCACCATCCACGAGCTTACGGTCGCAGTGCTGTTCGACGTGCGCCTTGGCCGCTTCGAGATAGCCACCGATCAAGGTGTCCTCTTCTTCAACGTCTACCCGCAGGTGGAGCTTCACGAGCGCCAGGTCGATCATTTACTTGCTCTCTTTCGGCGCGGCCGGCTTCGAACCCTTCGGTTTGGTGACCTTCGGCTTGCCGTCGTCGCCGATTTCCTCCACCAAGCCCTTGCCGATAAGCGTGTAGCTGTACTCATCGTCAGCCTCATCGAACACCTGGCCGCGCTTCACCTTGGCTGACTCTGCTTTCAGCAGATCCGCGCTCCCCGTGAAGCCCCACAAAGCTTTGATTTTCATGCTGCCTCCAAAAACAAAAAAGCCGACGCTATGCCGGCTTTGTGATGGTTACGTGCGATTCAGGCTTACTTGGGGAAGTTGCCCTTGACCAAAGCTTCCTTGCGGCGCACGCCGAGGCCAAGACGCTCTTCTGCCAGCAACGCCATCATGTTCTTGATGAACATGTCGTTGATCAGACCCATCTTGAACAGATAGGTCATACGGTCAAAGAGGATTGCAGCACGAGCGAAGTTGGCGATCAGGAATTCGCCGCCGTCGTCCGCATCGCCCTCGTCCATGCTGTCCGAGGTGATGACCGGACGGCCCCAGAGGATCGGGGTAACCAGGCCCTGCAAGTTGGCGAACAGATAGCGATTTTCACCGTCCTTCTGCAGCTCGATGTTCATCCAGTCGAGCTCGCTCATCACGACGCCATCGGCAGAGAGCTTCGACTGCTTGCGAACCTGGTAGATGCCGCGGCGCACGATGTCGATCGAGGTATCGCCCGCCTTGGTCAAGGTAGCGTCGTAAACAGTGGCCTGGGTCATGAGGCCGTTCAGGTTTTCGCCAGTACCATCACCTTTGAGGATCTGGTTTTCCTCTTCCAGTTTCAGGTCGTAGCGCAGCAGCTCCTGGATATACCCCTGCATCTGGGGCACGTCGGCCAACGCTTCTTCGGTTACCGGCATCCATACTGCGATCTTTTTGACGCGGTCAGTTACCGGTTCGAAAGTCACATCGCTAGTTGGCTTGGTGCCACCTTCTGCCACCGGAGCAGCGCCGCGAGTATGCAGCTTCTCGCGGAAGTAGGTGTAGCTCTGCCCGGTGACGGGGATGGCGGTGAGCAGGTCGCGAATGCGCAGTTCCTGGCGAATGCCTGGCTGGATGACCGGATCATAAATCGGCGCAACGATGCCAGCGCTGGTGACCTTCACTTCCTTCATGGCGGCCAGATCGGACTTGGTGACCTCGATTTCGGCACGGTTCGCCGAGTTCGAAGACAGCGACTTGTAGCTGTCATCGCTCTTGATCATATCGATGAACGATTTACCCTCGCCCGGGCCGCCGCGCAACTTTACGCCCTTCTGCTCCAGATCCTGGACCTGGTCGATAACCTTTTGCAAATCGCCCTTTTGATCCTCGATCTGCTTCTTCAGGTCGCCGGTGACCTTGTTGCCTTTCTGGACTTCGTCCATGGCTGCATCGTATTTCTTTTGAAGCCCTTCGAAGCCGCTTTTCAGCTGCTGATCAAGGGATTCTTTCAGTTCTTTTACTTCGCTCATGGTGCTACTCCGAAATGGTGGGTGAACAGGTTGGAAATGTCTTTCAGCTCATCCACGATCGCCGTGGCCTCGCTGCCGCCGTCACGGCGCAGCGCGGAGTAGCCGAGCGAAGCGACTGCCGCCGCTTCCTTCTGCGAGAGCCCCATGCGTTCACGCAGGGCATTCTCGAAAAGTCTGATGTCCGACTTCACGCTGAGAACTTGGGCATCCGGGTTCATGCCAAAAGGCACGAACGAGGCCTCCCACAGTTCTGCGGACTTGATAACGCGGACCTGCCGGCCGGCACGCTGCTGGAAATCAGCTTCCAGCGTGTTGAAGCCGATGGACATGCTGTCCAGAGAGCCGTCCTTCATCAGCTCGTAGGCGTCACGGGCGTAACTGACCTTTAAGTTCACCTGGCCTTTTACATAAAGGCCGTGATCGTCCTGATTGAAGTCAGCAGTGCCGACTAGCCGAGTCAGGTCGTGATACAGCGCGAGCTTCAGTTTCCCGTTACGAGTGGTCTTCACACTGGTGAACGCGCCTTTCACGATGACGTCATCACCTAGGTCGACATTTTCGAAAACTGCGGCGTAGCCCTCGAAGTTGCCGGCTTCGTCGGCCGCCTTCACCTCAAATGGGCAGTCAAGTTTGCTGAGCATTTTTCTGGATCTCCCACCGGGTAACCTGGTTGTATTCATCGCCTTCCAAGGGCAATTCGTTTTCCTTCTCGCGGACTTCGTTGATCGTCATCCATCCCGACCCGCCAGACCCGCCGAGCGCCGCCTGGTAGTACGAAGCGCGCCCAGCACTGTCGGCTCGCAGCAAGCCCTCAACTTTGAATTCGACAAAGCGCGAGCTCTTGCCATAAACCTTGTCGTTGAACTCGTCCTCGACCACATCGATGTATGGTTTCAGGCCGAAAGTGATGAACCCGGTGAGCTGCTGCTCTAGGTTTGAACCCATGATCGATGTCTTGCCAGCACGATTAGCCAGCCAAAGTGGCACGCCGTAGATGCCGGCCATGGCCTCTTCTTGAAACTGTTGGGACTCGATAAATTGGGCATCTTTCTGGCTGAGCCCGGCGGGCACGATTTTGGGATTGCCCTGCAGGATGGCCATCTTTCCTATGTCGTCGGCATCTGCCTTCCTGACGTCTGGAAATTTGGCCATGATTTGAGATTCCTGTTGCTTGGTCAGGAAGTTCTCGTAGATCACATAACCACCAGTGAAGCCTCCCTTGCGCATGAACCGGGACGACCACTGTTGGCCAGCCTTTGCGAGACCCATCGTCTCTGCCTGGTACTCAATCGGCGAGAGCCCCACAATTCCGTCCAAGCTGAATAGCTTGAAGTGCAGCATGTTCTCCGGAGACACCGGAAACGGTGCGCCCTCTGAGGGCGTGACCAGGTAAAGCAGGCCATCCTCGATATCGATCTTGACAGTGTCGTACTTCAGCGGCACAAACCCAGTGGGTTCACCGTGACGATTTCGCTCGATCAGGGCGAACGCATTGCCCCGAATCGCCATATTCACCACGACGAACTTGAGAAAGTTGAGCATCGTCATGTATGGGTTCGGTTTTCTGAGCAGTTTCAACGCCCCATCGTTTTTGCCGACCTGCTTGCGACCACCACTGGTATCTTCGTATAGCTTCAGCGGTAGGCCGCTGAGCGATTCGGAAAGGATTTTCACGCACGACCAGACCATGCTGATTGAAAGCGCAGTTTTGGTGGTTACCTTGATGCCCGCCTTGGTCGTTTTTCCGCCGACCTCAAGATCTACTTCAACGTAGTTGCCCGTCGCCGGATCGGTGTAACCGAAAAATCCCCAGGTGCTTGGCCTGAACAAATTAAATGCCATGGTCAGCCTACTAGTCCGAAAAAGCCGTTATTGAGGTAGTCGTCCATGCCTCCGAGCGCCTCTGGATTCAGAGAAAGCAACGAAACTGCGTTGAACGTGGCCATGAGTGGGTCAATTTTCGCGGTACCCGACGCCTGCTTGGTGATGAGGAATGCGTTTGCCGATGGCACGCCCTTCGCGTTACCACAGGCCCAGGCCATCAAAGGCTGGCCGCAATGCAAAAACGCGCCTTCAGCAAGCTTTCGCTCGGTGGTTTTGATCGCACCGGTGAGCTTCCAGCCCTGGGATATGCCGATAATTTTGTCTTCCTCGACGCCAGCGTCAGCCAGCGCATCGAGCACGGCGCCGATACCAGCGGGGTCAAGGCCAACTTTGTCCAGCAACCCGGCTTGGTTTATGCGAGCCACCGTCGCAGCGAGGTGCTCGACATCATCACCGATCTTTTTAACCAGAGTCAGATCACCGACAGCCGCAAGATCCATGAGTCGCGGCGCTTCGGTTTTCCGTCGTGTAAGCACAGATGGGTGAGCGTACGCGTGAGCCCAGTGCAGCCAGGTGCGCGAGTCACGAACTCGGCCCATGACTGCGAGCCCCAGCAGATCATCGAGACCACCACCGTCGACACCGACGACGATCACCTCGCAACGCTCGATGAGTGAGTCGAGCGTCAAGCCGGCTTCGGCCTGAGGCTCCCAAAAGTCAGCACCCACCCAACTGTCCGACATCAGCGCGAGGCCGATCTCGATGTTCAGGAATTTGGCGAGGAAGCCGCGCACCTCAGCTTCACCATCCATCTCGGCCTGCATAAACAGGCGTTCGAGGGTCGGCCTGTCCACCGAGTAACCCATATTCGGGTTCACCAGGTGGAAGTTCTCAGGCCGGCGAGCCTCTCCGCTCTCGATCATCTCGGGCGGAAACTCGTAGATTACCGGAAGGAAACGCGGGTCTTCGATCCGCCCCTCGCGCACACCTCGGGCATAGCTCAGTTTCGATCTGAAGATGCCGGCCGGCGGCTCGTTTGACTGAGTCGTCAGCCAAATAATGAAGCCCTCAGGCCTGGACAACAGCCCGCCAGTGGCCTCGCGGATCATATCCGGTGCCTTGACGTTCTTGCCGAACAGCCAGGCTTCATCGATCAGCACCCCGACAGCCTTTTTGCCGCCAACCACGTCACTGTCAGCCGCCACCACCTTCAGCGTGGCGCCTGTTTCCCGGTGCGTGATGAGCTTCAGGTGAGGCTGCACATGGAGCAGTGCGCTCAGCTCTTCATCGTGTTTGACCATTGCCGCACACGGCTTGAAGGCGTTGTCGGCAATTTCCTTGGTGGGCGCCAAGATGATGAATTCAGCTTCAAGCCGCCAATTGCGAATCAACGCCGTCAGCATGATCGCGGCGGCGATCGTGGACTTGGAGTTCTTCTTTGGGATGCAGAGAAAATACTCACTGATCAGGCGGTGTCCTGTCTCGCTGTTGTAGCTCCCAAAAATCGCTCCGGCAAAATCGATTACCCAGGGCGCGCAAGCCGACTCAATAGTTGGGCAGCCTGGCGCGTCGACGATCTTGAGCGAGCGAAAAACCTCCAGGCCCTCTTCAGCTTCAGCCGGAAAAAGTGGTGCTGGGATTATTGATTCACCGACAGAGAGGCGCCGCCACCAGTCCGGGCAGGCAGTTGTCCATTGCATGACCTACCTCTTGACTACAGTGAGCGGCGGCTTGCCCGCGGCGTATTTACCTTTCCCCGCCTCTTTCGCGGCGTCAGCCTTAATTTCTTTCTTGCCAGCCTCGCCCTTTTTGCCGTGCACATAGGGCACAGCGGTCTGAGCTGCGTTTCGGCGATCAAAGATTTTTGCCTTGGGCTCATTCATCAGAGCCAAGAGCCAGGCGAGGGGATCTTCAGTGGTGGGCAGGCAGTCGAGGTACTCGCCGCCGCCCTCATCCTGTTCGGGTGCCTGGTCGTCAGCGCTCGGTTTCTGCTTGCGCTGCTTTTCGGGTTTAACACTCAGCTCAGATCGGCGCGCGAGAATTGCACTGCAAATCTTCGGGTCATTTGCCCATCGTGAGCCGGCGGCGGATGCCGTGGAGGCCTTACAGCCTGCGGCTTCTGCCGCTTCTTTGTTTGACGCACCCCGAGCCTTAGCGTCAACAAACTGTCGTTGTTTGTCTGTTAACACCATTAACAAAATACCTTGGGGTCGGGAAAAAAAGTGCGAATGGGATCGGGCGCGGTCTGGAAGCGATACACCCCCTATATTTAGACCCCCCCCTCCATAGCGATCCTCAATCGCACCATTTGGGTGCGATTTAGATGGGAATTCATCTCATTTACGGAGGCCTACCAGACCCGCACGGCACCTGCCTCATCGGCCTGCTTGACCGAGTCATGGCAAAGCTTGCACAGGGTCTGCCAGTTGGTCCTAGCCCAGAAGAGCGTCATGTCACCGCGATGGGGCTCGATGTGGTCGACTACAGTGCCTGCTGTTACGCGGCCAAGGCGCTCGCAATAGACGCAGAGCGGATGGGCGTGGAGCCAGCCCTCACGAGCCTTCTGCCACTTGTAGCCGTAGCCACGCTGGGCAGAAGTTTCTTTCGTTGCGCGCCATGAGTTGGTGTTGACGGCGACAAGGCGATCAGGCTGAGTCTTGACCCTGCTTCCCAGCGTCTTCAGCCTTCCCATCAGATGGCGCTCCGTTGTGTGGTCTCGGTGAAAGAACCAAGGCAGCACGCTCTGCTGCGATCCTCAGCCACTTGACAGCTCGCGCTCGGCGGGCAGCGCATCCGGTGCAACTCATACCGGGTCACCCTCAACGATCAGGTCGCGACCGTTGACCATGAATACCACCGTCACCTGCACGGGGCCGCCACTCTCGCTGCTCATACTGGTGCTGACCTGGCACGGCAGGATCGTACCGTCCTCTGTGTGCAGGCCGAACGGGCGATAGTCTTCGATCTTCTCAGGCGGGCGAAGATCGCCGAGTCGCCTGATCAGTCGAGGATCATCACCTATCCGCTTCAGTACCAGCTTCATGAGGAAATCTCGATCTTGATGCCGTGACGCACAATCCAGTCAATGAAGCCTGGCGCGATCTCGTTTTGACCAGTGATCCAGTACCACGCCGCCGCACAGTTGAGCAGTGGCATAAACCACCAGCGCCGCGTGGTCTTCAGCTTGAGTTCGATCCTGGCCATCACTCCACCTTCCGACTTGGCAGCTTGAAGTCCGTGACCCGATCAGCTATCGACCTGATCTTCTCGACACCCAGGAAGCCAACCCAGCCACCTGCGAAGGTGGCCATGCTCTGTGGCAGACCGAAGAAGTCCAGCCCACTGATAATGGTCAACGTCAGGCCGCCACAGATCGCGCCCTCCACCAGCATCTGGCGCCGTGTTCCGCCGCCGTAAGTGATGCGCAGGACGGCCATGGCGCACGACAGCGCAGCCGCATAGAGGATTGGCGAATGCTGGCTCATCCACGCAAGCACAATCGCCCAGGTATCCGGCTTGTCTGGCATGTTCGGCATCTCAAATTCCTCCCTTTCGGGAAGTGAATAGATCCGGCTCCAGCAGCACTCCCAGCTCGAAGCGATGGACGTGGTGGAGCCGAAAACGAAAAAGCCCCGGCGAATGCCGAGGCTCTGTGAACTACAGAAAGCAAAAAGCCCAACTCAGGGTCGGGCTTTGCTCGCGGAAAAACCGCAAAGTAACGAGAAATCTATATACCGGGACCGGGGATGTCAAGCGGCTTGACGACGAATATCTAAAGCCCCGTCAATCCAGGCGACACCGGCCTTCCAAAGCCCTCGAGTCTTCTCCTCACCGAAGCCAATCCTCTTTCCGACTTCCATCAGCGAACTGTCGCGGGTGGTGTAGTACCTCATTAGCACCTGGCCGCATTCGGGATAGCGCTTGATCAGTCGACCCATCAGGCCATCAATCATCAACGCGTCGTCATCGGTGATCATCGGCGACAGCACGGTGTTCTCGCGAGAGGCGCAGCAGGACACACCGGAGCCCAGGACAACCCAACGACCCCAGTGCTCGAGCAGATCCTCGGCGGTGCGTTCTTTAAAGTTCGGCGTAAAGGCCATGGGTCAACCCTCCTTGGGTGCATTGAGTGCGCGGCGACCAGGTCGTGCTAAGACCATGTTCTGACACGCATGGATTGCCCGGCAGAACTCGTCGCGATCCATTGGATGCTCTACCGGAAGCTTTAAGTACTCATTCCAGATACCAGCAAGAAGGCCAGCAATAAACCCTTCGCGGTCCGTCAATATGATCGACATGGCTCAATCCCCTGTGAAGTTGGTGGCACCTGGGCCACGGCGGTTGTTCCCGTTGTATTGCGCCTCAGCACCGGCAGGCTTGAAGCAGTTGAATTGCGCGATTTGATGCTCGGCAGCTTGGAGCCGGATGCTTAGCTGCGTCACCAGCACATCCAGCGGCAGCGCCTCGCCGGTTTCGGCGGTGACCCAGCCCGACGCGCTGCACTGAATGCACGCCAACTCATGGAAGACGCCCTTGATCACCGCGCGACCACGGCATGCCGGGCACTTAGCCAGGTCCAGTTGAGCTGCTCGGAATGCTGGACCGTGGGACTTCTTCACTTAGCCTCCAGCAGTCGCTTGTGGGTTTCGTACACATCGTCACCGTTCGGCAAATGAGGTTCGTGATGTACGCGGTACTTGTCGCCACCCCGCATGCGCACCTCAAGGACCGGATCGTGATTCACGGTGCAGACGAAGATGGCGCTGATATCGGCCGGGTTCACGGCGAGCCGGGTGCGCTTTAGGATCTGAATCAGCATTTTTAAACCTCGCCCTTAACAAATTGTGGTTCTGGCTCGCAGACCCCGCCGTTCAAGGCGTCTACGAGGTTTTGCGAATCTTCATATCTAACGCCTGTCTGCGTGTGAATCGCCTTGAAGCCACGCGCATCTAACCAGTCGTGCCACTTCACCAGAGCCAACCGGCGCTGCTCCTTGGCCTGGGTGTTGATGTAGGTCGAGGCGATCTTGCCCAGGGAGTGGTTCAGCAACATCTCGCCGATGTGGCCGTCGACACCGAGGTCAGTCCAGGCAGTACGGGCCACCTTGCGTAGGTCGTGACTGGTCCAGGCGCCCTGCCCCAACCGCGTGAAGACGGCGCTCGCCTGGTTGTCGCTCAGCGGCTTGCCACGGCCTGACGGGAACAGGAAGGCACCTGCATAGCCTTGGGCGGTCTGGCGGTCACGGTAGCGGCGCAGCAGTGCGACGACTTGGTCGGTCAGCGGCATCCGCAGCTCGGTCTTGGTCTTGGTGTGTTCGGCCGGCAGGAACCACTCGCGCTCCGGCAGCGTGATATCCGCCCAGCGCGACTGGCGGGTCTCACCGATGCGGGTGCCGTGGCACAGCATCATCAAGGCCAGCATCGCGTCCCCCGGCGCGCGCTCGAAACGCTCGGCCAGCAGCATCACCAACTCGGGCACCTGCACATCGCGCAGTCGGGCGGGCTTGGGCTGGATTCGCGCCGATGTGAAGTTGCTGAACTTCAGCTCGGCCATGGGGTTAATGGGTATCAGATCGAGCTTGCGCGCCTGACGAAAGGCCATGGCGAGCAGCCGGTACAACTGCTGGACATACGACAGCGACAGCTCAGCCTGGGCCGGCCACATCAGCAGCCTGTCCAGGCTCTGCGCACTCACATCCCGAAGCAGCAGATCGTCCAGGCGCGGTTTGAGTTGGCAGCCGATCGCGGACTTGATGGCCGCGCGGCGCTTGTCGGACAGTGCCCGCGACCTGGTCATGCGGTCACCGAACCAATCCAGCAGCTCACCCACGGTCAACCAGCCCGACACGCTGGCCGCGCCGTCCGCCGCCACGCGCAGGCGCACCGCCGGCAACGCCGCGACCACCTGCTTGGTGTTCAGATCGGGAAAGGCGCCAATACGGTGCCACTGGCGCTTGTTGAGCAAGTACCAGGAACCGCGCGCACGGTTCTTGGCGAAACGAAAGTGCAACGCCGGGTGACTGGCATCGCGCAGATCACGCACATGCTCAAGTTTGGCATTGCGGGCAATCTCGGCATCCGACAACTTCACCGTCAGGGTTTTGATTTGGGTACTCAAAACGCGCCCTCCTCCGGGTCAAGAAGGTCGATCACCTCAAACGTCGACGGCCACATCCATCCGCCGTATCGAATCGCCATGGCCTTATCAAAAAACAGCGCTAAGGCATGATCTGGTGCGCTTCCAAGGTCCAGCTTGGAAGAACAGCAAAACACCGCATAGCGGTACTCGGTGGGTGCCGGAACGGCAAGGCGAGGCTCAGCCATCAGAAATTTTCCTTTGTTTTGTAGCGGTCAGCCATGCTGGTGACTTTTGCTGGCTTGGACGGCTCAACCCATCCCGAAGCCAGTTGTTCGAATCGGCTGTACTGCCCGAGGAAGGCTGCGCGAACGGTGCCGCCGGCGATGTCTCGGCCCTTGCCAATGATGATTTCAGCAATGCCCTTCGCTTCCGAGTGCTCGTGATAAACCTCGTCGCGATACACGAAAAGGATGATGTCCGCGTCCTGCTCAATGGCGCCGGATTCGCGCAGGTCAGAACACAGCGGACGCTTGTTAGGACGCTCTTCGCATTTACGGGAGAGCTGACTGAGCAGGATCACCGGGATGCCCAACTCGCGAGCCATGAGTTTCGCGGTGCGCGTCATATGGCTGACTTCTTGCTCGCGACTGAACGTGCGTGAGTCGGAGTCGACCAACTGCAGGTAGTCGATCACCATCAGATCCAGGCCGTATCGGCGCTTGTGACGACGCGCAGCAGCACGGATTCGGTTCATCGACATCGATGCGCGGTCCGAAAGGTACAGATTGGAGTTTTTGAGTTTTCCGGCAGCGCTCATCAGCTCAGCGCCATAGTCGTGTGGGGCTTTGCCGTTCTTGATCAATTGCAGCGGTATGCGTCCTTCAGACGCCATGAAACGGTCCATCAGGCCGGTGTTATCCATTTCGAGACTGAACGCCATCACGCTCTTGCCCTCGCGAATAGCGGCATTGGACGCGATGTTCATGGCCAAAGTGGTTTTCCCCATGGCTGGACGGCCCGCGATGATGATCAACTGGCCGGGTTTCAACCCTTGGAGCTTCTCGTCCAAGTCGGCGATGCCGGTGGACAAGCCGTCGATACCCTCCCCCCGATCAGCCCTGGCCTGTAGCACCTCAATGTAATCGTCGAGGATGTACTCGGCCTTGATCACCTCGGAAGTGGCCGACTGACTGTCGACTGCCTGGGCTTCGGCCTGCACCGCTGCAACCTTGTCCGCCGTGGGCTGGTCGCCGTAAGCGATGTCATTGATCCGAACACTCAATTCAATCAGCGATCTATCCAGGCTTCGCTCGCGGACGGTGCCTGCGTAGGAGGCAGCGTTCGCAACGCTGGGGGTGTTGCGCGCGATCTCGGCGGCGTAAGCGAAGGCGGGAGAGCCGCAAGGCAGGTCACCGATACGAGCGCCGATAGTCACGATATCGACCGGCTGGCCAGCACCGTGCAAATCCAAAATGCCGCGATAAATTGCGGCGTTGTCCTCGTAGTAAAAATCCTCGACCGCGAGGTCGGCACTGAGCAAGTCGATCAATTCCGGGCGCAGGAACATCGCCCCCAACACACCGTGTTCGGCTTCCAGGCTGTAGGGATCACGCATTGTAATTACCCTCCACGACCTTCACGAAGTTGCTCGGCGCAATCAGCCAATCGAAGTTGCAGCGAAAAGGACTACCGCCAGAGGCTGAAACCTTGCCCATCAAAAACTCGCTGGAGCGGACCAGGGCGAAGTACTCGGCCCAGAAACTGAGATCCTGATGAACATCGCTCTCGTTCCAACGAGCGGTGATCTTGCTGATCCGGTCCTTGGTCAACAACATGACCCGGGGAAACTCCGGGATCGTCGTGTTGAACAAATCGACGATGGCCTGGGTTGGGCATTTCGGCTTCGAAATTTTCGTTGGTTGCTCGGCGCCAACAAGAGGTGATGGTTCACTTGATGGTTCTATTACGGTTCTGGGTGCGGCTGCTGCGGGGGTTTGTGTCGTGAGCTGCGGGGGTGGTGGTGCATCTGCTGCGGGGTGCGCCTCTTGCGGGGGTGCATAAGATGCGGGGGTTAGGGTGTAGATCGTCGAGCGCCCCATCCGCTCCCGGACAGACAAGATGCCCACTTGTCCAAGCCACTTTATGGCCGCCTGAACAGTCCTTTCAGCGAGGCAAGTTCGTTCAGAGATACGAGCGACCGAGGGCCAGCAAACACCCTCGTCGTTTGCGTTGTCAGCCAGCGATATCAGAACAGCCTTCTGCGGGCCGCTCATGCCTTGCAACGGCCAGCACAGGCTCATGATGATGGTGCTCATGCGGAAACATCCTGGGCAGGAGCCAGGGACGCCTTCAAGTGATTGAGGCATTCCCGGCGGAATTGAGACTTGGATTCTGGCGAGTACTGGATGCCAATCAGGAGGGCGGCATTCATCGCAGCAGATTGATTGGAGACTGCGCGTCGAGACACCTTTTCGGACTCGCTGGAAAGTGTCGCGACATCGCCTGAACTATTGACTGCGGGGGTGTTTTTGATCATTATCGACCTCGCTAAAAAGTTGTACTGAACCGCCCTGCCAGGCGGTTTTTTTATGCCTGTAATTCAGGCGTTATGGGTGTCCGGCGCATCCGTGGTAGCTTTTTGCTTCCACACGAAAAGGCCTCGGAGGCCGGACAAATGAAAGCGAAGGAAATCAACTACGAAATTTTGTGGCACAAGTGCGTCGACGATCAGGACGAGGCGATCCGAAAGCTTCCTCGAACCATCGAGAGTCATGACTCGAAGCTCTCGCGTGCGGCGTTTGGCATCTACAAACTGCAATGCTTCTGCGAGCGTTTGGTGGCGAAGTACGCCAGCCCGTGGCTGGAACTTAAGCCGGTCGAGGCCGGGCGCCTGTACTTGCTCAACAAGCATCACTGGCACCCTTCGCAGGTAAAAGACCTGAACCTTGTTGATCTACTTCTCCTACTTCATGAAGAGCTGATCGAGATGAAGCTGACAAAGGAGGAATTTGATCCGGTGCACAACTGGGCGATGCACCAGGATTGCTACGCTGAGCTTGCGGCTTCGAGTTCCAATCTTTAACCACTGGAAGCACTCTCTCTACCGACGGGTCCAGGAACGAAAACCTGGACCCTTTCGGCTTAAAAAATCGAACGATGGCGGCAATCATCTCTATTCCCTTCCTATGCACTGTATGAATTGGCCTGAAGATCAGGCTGCCTTTAGCGATTCGCGCAAAACTTGCAGAGCGTCTATCGCCTCAAGGATTGCTTTATCGCCCTGGGCTTTTTCGTGCTGGCTGATGTGGTTGTCCGCCGTGGCATCGAAAATCAATCGACCAACATCACCGCATTCCGCGGACAAGAGGCCCAGCGCGGCCATCAGCGGTTTTGCTTTCGGCTTTTCACGAGCCGCGAGGTCAAAACCGAATTGGTCAGCGAGCGCCATCAGCGGGCGCATATCTTGTGTGTGGAGCAGCACGCCAAACAGATGCTCGATCGTTAGGTGGTGCGCCGCGTTATCCGGGTTTGAACGCTGCAGAAGGCTCACGTGAGCCATGCACATTTTCCCTGCTAGCTCCTCTGCCCCGCTTTCCTTGATGGTGGTGTGGCAAGCCCTCAAGAAATTTTCCATTCGTAAAACCTCGATTTTGTTTCCGTGGATGCTCGCCACGGTGTGCGCGATCATTTGCCATACGGATCAACGACAGGGACGACCTATGCAGCGGATTGTTTTTTGTCGGCCTTCAACTGGCCGTTGGTCACCAGCTCAAGCTGGTACTGGCGGAGCTGAGGAATTTCATCGCCCCACTGCCGGACCGCCTCGTATGTGATTCCGAGCGCTTTGGCCAAGGGAGCAATCCCTTTGAAATAATTGATAGCGTCGGCACGGTTCATGGCTGACTCCTTGTGATGTGCGCCAATTCAAGCATGCTTGTGTTTAGTAAGCAAGCATGCTTGCCAAGCTAACTTGTAGATTGCTCGCATGAAAATTACTGATCGAATTACTGCCCTCGTCCGTGCTCGCAAGCCAGAGGTCGGCGCGCGCGGGTTCAAGCGCGACATAGCGACCACTTGCGGGGTCAGCTACGAGGCTGTGCGCCAGTGGTTTGCTGGTGACACAGGCAACATCAAGAATGAGAATTTGAAGGCGATCGCCGACGGCTACGACACGACAGTCGACTGGCTGCTGAGTGGGAAAGGCGAGCCGCCGCGGCGCATGACTCCAGCCCGATCTGCCGAGGATTCTGGAAAGTCATCGGCCGACATCGTTCAGCAGATGCTGGCGAAGCACGGGAAGAATCTGTCTGATGCCGCAAAGCAGAAGATCGCAGAAGCCGTTGCCGAAACGGCCAACGAAGTAAAGTCTGGCAATGTCATCCCTGCGGATTTTTCAGGCCTGCGCGCCAGGGCCGACGAGGTTCTGATTCCTCAATACGACATCCGTGCCGCCATGGGCCATGGCCAGGTACCGCCAGATTACAGCGAGACGGTCCGCAACCTGATCGTGCGTGAGGACGTGTTGCGAGAGAAGGGTGTGACATTCACCACCTTGAACGCCCTCGCCGTGATTACTGGCTGGGGTCAGAGCATGGAAGGCACGATCAATGACAAGGATCCTGTCATTGTTGACCGTGGAGTGAATGAGTTCATCGGTGATGGGATCTATGTGATCACCTGGCACGGCCTGCTCTACATCAAGCGCCTGCAGATGTCCGACGAGGATCATTTTTGGCTGATATCTGACAATGAGAAGCACAAGGACCAGCAGGCCAGGATCGACGACGTGACAATCCACGCGAAGGTTTTGCTGATTTGGAATGCCCGAAAAGCCTGACCTGACACAAAACAAGAAAGCCCGCCAATCGAGCGGGCTTTTTTGTGACCGCTAAAACGGTGCCGGATCCTCTGCCACAGATACATCATCAACCTCTAACGGTCGATCTTCGTCGCTCGCGGCCTCCCAGCGCAGAGTGATCGCCTCATCACCATCCTCGATGGTCATTTCGATACCGTCCGTATCTGATAGCACCAATAGCAACTCACTCCATTCCATCTGCCCATCCGTGTCCAGGCGATGAATGGTAACCAGCCTGTTCAGTTGCGACGTCGGGTGATTGATCATCGACGAAACGCGCAGATTCAATCGCTCCATGCCCGTCATTGGCTTGGGCCCCGCTTCCTTCTTCTTATCCTGCTTTGCCATAAAACACCTCCTTTGCTGATGCTGTATATCCATACAGTACAAAAAATAAATACAAGCGTGCTTGCATTCAATACACAAGCATGCTTTTATAAATGCAAGCCGACTTGCAATAGAAACACAAGCAGACGGTCAGGGCCTCAAGAGACCCACTGCTCTTTAACAGTCAGCGCAACAAACAACAGACCGCATTGCCTCTACCGGCGACCGGCGAGCAGACAGGCCCGAAAGCCTGCCAACGATAGGGAAAACCTTGTACGGCTGCTCGATGGTGAAACGCCAGAACTGAGTGAGTGACCCGGCAAGCAATGCGCCCCGCAAATCCCAGCGGCAGAAGGGAGAGACACCGAATCGAATTAGCGGTCCCGATAGCCTCGGCTGGGAACGCCGGACCTCATGCACCCTGCCCCACTCATCCAGGGCATTAAGAGCTGTAGCGTGCATGTTGTAAGGACCTGTGATCCATGGCGAACAGATGCTGTTTGACGCTGTGAGTAGGAAGCTCGAAGCCCGCACCCACGACGAACCGCCGACCTGCAATCAGCAGCGGGATACGCGGCGCCGCCCTAGCGGAGAGGGAGTCACCGCTGACGCAACACCCCGGCCTGTCGCCAGTAGCGAGGCCGGGATTTCACCGATAGGCCTTCGCAAAAGGGCCTGACGGGAAATCAACCCAGCGCAAGAGGAATCACCATGTTAGGCAAATTGTTCGGCAAGAAATCCGGCCAGGCCCGTGCAGCAGTCGCCAAGCTGGCAAACCGCGACCTGATGGAAGCGGTGGTGTATGGCTCGATCTACGTCGCGGCCGCCGATGGCGAGCTGGAAGAGAGCGAGCTGTCGAAGATCGAAACCATCCTGAGCAACAACCCGGCGCTCCAGGGCTTCGGCGCGGAGCTTTCCAACACCATCGACCGCGCCAAAACCGACTTCAAGTCAGGTGCTCGCATCCTGCGGCAGAACGCCGAGAAAGAGCTGGGCGACCTAGCTCACTCCCCAGCTGAAGCGCTGACCGTACTCAACGTGATGCTCACCGTGGCCGAGGCCGACGGCGAGATCGAGCCGGCAGAGCTGACTTCCCTCGAGCGCAGCGCAAAGCTGTTGGGGCTGAATCTGAAAGACCACCTGTAAGCATCACTTCTGCCCATTCAATGAGTTGGCAGCGGGATGCGGACGACCAATACCGCTATGCGGCCACCTGCATCAAACCCAACCGGAGAACTACATGCTCCTACTGATCCTGATCGGCGTAGCGCTCAGCCATACGCGGCCAGAACCGCAATGTCACAGCAAACTGCCAACCGATCCTTTGCAAATTCCCAGCGAGCACTGGCGATGTACCAGCGGGGTCTAGGCGTTCTGGCGCTGATGGTCCCGCCAAAAACTCAAACGACTACATCTGTGAAAGGCCCGAACGTCCAACGGGCCTTTCTTTTGCCCCCGCCTTTATCCGTCAGCACCCTCCCCTGGACCCACCGGCACATACCAGGCGGTCAGGTTGCTGACGAATAAACGCAACCCACAGAGGTATCCACCATGCACGCATCAATTCAACAGCGCGTCGACGGGGTTGCGGCCCTGCATGTTCGCTCCCGCATTGCCACCGCCGAGTTCTACGCCATGATCGGAAAGGATCAGCCAGTGCAGCAGATTCGATTCCAGATCAAGAACGTCGGCAACGCTTACCACATCGTGGAGCGCTCTACCGGCAAGGTGAAGGGCTTCCGTTGGACCTGGAAGGAAGCCAGCGACTTCGCCCAGACCCTGGAATCTCGTGCAGATGGAGTGAAGGTGACGCTCTCAGGTGGTGCGCAATGATCGGCGTGCCAATGCCAAACCCGCGTGACTCGATCATCGATGAGCTGAATCAGCATCTGGACGCATTCTTTGGCGCCGGGCGCACCGTACAAGAAGTAGCCCAGGGCGTCAGCGGCGTGAAGGATGGCACCTACGGCGGCGGCCACAGCAGCAAGCTGCGTGCCGAGCGCGATCGTCTCGCACCCGGCCTAAAAGCTTTGGCCGAGGCCGGCAGCTCGATCAACAAAGCCGCTGCAGCAATGGGCATCGATCACAAGCGCGCCAGGCTCATCGCCCGGGAGAACGGCTTCAAGTTCGCCGACACCCCATGAAGCGCATCAGCAAGATCACCGCCGCGCGGCGCCGGCCGACATGGCTGGCTATCCCGGCAAGTGGAATCGAAGAGGTAGGCCATGGCCGAGGAACAGCAGGAGCCGACGGCGGAAGCCCTGAAGCAGCGGCGCAAGCGCGAGAAGGCGGCAGCGAAGGACGCAGCATTGGGCGTCGAGAAATTTACGATTGAGGTGGCCGGCGTATTCAAGGCCGACCTCAAGCGCCTGATGAAGCAGCACGGCTTCAACAATCAGCAGGAGGTGTTCCAGAACCTGCTGCGCAACGTCATCGCCGCCGACTTCAAAGTGGCGGCGCAGATGCTCAAGTGTGTCACGACACCTTTTGTAGTTGCTGAAAAGGTGTCGCAGATAATCAGGGCTGCGGGCCTGAAGTCGCTCGCCGACGACCCGCCAGAGCCTGACGACGAAATCGAAAGACCAGCATAACCCACCCTGCTCGCTGCATCCGGTAACCGGAGGGCGGCGCCTGACTGGAGATAATCCATGAGCAACTACATGTACAAGACCACCGCCCCGGCTGTGGTTGCCGCCGTCATCGCCTGGGATGCCAAGCGCTCAGCCTGGAATACACAGCGCGCCAAGCTGGGCCAGGTGTTCGGCGGAGAAACATCTCCGATGCGCTCAGGCAGCCGCAGCTATGTCGGCGGAGTGAAACTCAGTGCAAGCCGGGATCTTGACGTGCATTGGTGTCGCCCCGACCAATATGGCTACCGCGCGCTTCGCTCCAGCGCCAAGCCAGCGAAAGGCACCTCGAAAGAAGATCGCGCCGCGCAGGTCGTCGAGCACGAGCGCTTGGTCACGCTGTGGAAGGAGCATTGCCCCGCCAGTATCGACATGGACGAGGCCTGGGAGGCGATCGGCCTGAACCCCGGCGCGCTGTGGATGTGCGGCGGCGTGTTCTTCGAGCTGGATGGGGTCGTTTACCTGAACCTCGGCCTCAGGCTTGAGGATGGAAACGAGAACATCGAGGGCGCCACCGAGATCCTCGGCAGCGCGTTTGAAACGGCACGGCAGACAGTCCTGGGGCAGCGACAAGCAGCCTAACGCCTATCAGCCGTTACCACGCTCATACCAAGCTGACGCTTTCTCAAGTGCCAGCCTTTCAGCATGCTCGACGCTTTCGAAAGGCCCATTGATCGTGCCGATAACTCTGTCGCCATCGTCATTCACGGTCACATAAACCGAGACAGGTATGGGGTCGTTGTCTGCGCCCCAGGTTGGCTGAGCCATCACCTCCTTGCCTTTTCCTATTCCGCTTTCGATGGTGAGGATGTTGGTCCATGGGCGATCCACTAGCGGTTTCATAACTTCTCCTTAATCCGGCTCCATGCCGGTCACCCGTAATACCCCATATCAACGAATCACGCCAGCCGGCGAGGCAGGCGCACGCTTGGAGATAACCCATGCAAGCAGTCATCTACGCTGGCCTGCGTAACGGCGAGCGCGATCAGCAAATCCACGACGCCTTGGTCTATAAGCACGTCGTTGAGGTCGCCAAGGAGTTCCAGCTGGCACCGAACACGATCCGCGCGGCGGCAAAGCGCATTCAAAACGCTGTTGTGTTCGATCTCTGTCTGCTAGGGGGGGGGGCAGCCAATGCCTATTGGCAAAGTCGTTGCGAACTGTTTCCGGAAAGCGGCCCTCGGCGCTTACCGTAACTACCACGGCACCTTCCGCAACCTTGAGCTGCCTTGCTGGGTGATCACCGACGGCACCAACCGCATTGAGGTGATGGAGCTTCGCAAGATCGATACCGGCGAAGTTTCGCTATAGACACCACCCACTCCTGAACCCCTCATGAATCACGCCACAGGCGAGGATCCACTATGTCCGCACAACAGAAGAAACACCCCTTCGATTTCAAAACCCAATACGGACTCGGCTTCAACCCTCAGGACGATGAGATCGTTGTCGACTTCTTCTGTGGTGGTGGCGGCGCCGGTACCGGGTTGGAAATGGGCCTGGGCCGCGCGGTGAACGTGGCGAAGAACCACAGTCCGCAGGCGATCAGCATGCATACCGTGAATCACCCAGGCGCCCAGCACTTCACAACCGACGTGTTCGATGGTGACCCGGAAACCGAATGCGGCGGCAAGGCCGTGGGCTGGTTCCACATGTCCCCGGACTGCACCCACCACAGCCAGGCCGCCGGCGGCCAGCCGCGCAAGCGTGAGATCCGGAACCTTTCGTGGATCGGCTTGAAGTGGGGAGGCAAGAAGCGGCCCCGGGTGATCAGCCTGGAAAACGTGAAACAAATCCTCCAGTGGGGGCCGCTGATCGCCAAGCGCGACAAGGAGACCGGCCGCGTGGTGAAACTCGGCGGCGAAATTGCAGCGCCTGGTGAGGTTGTGCCGGTCGGCCAGCAATTCCTGATCCCCGACCCGAAGCAGCGCGGCCGCACCTGGCACCGCTTCGTGGCTCTGCTCGAGGGCATGGGCTACGTCGTCGAGTGGAAGGTGATCAAGGCATGCGACTTCGGCGCGCCCACCAGCCGGGAACGCCTTTTCATGATCGCCCGGTGCGACGGCCAGCCGATTGTGTGGCCGGAGCCAACCCACGCCAAAAACCCCGCCAAGGGCCAGCAGAAGTGGAAAACAGCCGCTGACTGCATCGACTTCACCGACCTGGGCAAAAGCATATTCGGACGCAAGAAGGACTTGGCACCGGCCACCCTGCGCCGCGTTGCCAAGGGCATGAAGAAGTTCGTTATCGACAGCGCGACCCCATTCATTGTGCCGATCGCCAACTGGTCGGGCGAGACGGTGCAGTCTGCCGACGAGCCGCTGCGCACCGTCACCTCCTACCCGAAGGGCGGCGCCTTCAGTGTGGTCAGCCCAATCATCGCACCGGCAACGCACCAGGGCAGCGACCGAATCAACGACCCACTCGATCCGCTGCCTACCGTGACCTGCGCAAACCGCGGCGAGCTGACACTGATCAGTCCTACGTTGATTCAATCGGGCTATGGCGAGCGTCCGGGCCAGGAGCCGCGAGTGCCTGGTCTGGATCAACCACTCGGTACCGTGGTCGCCGGCGGTGTGAAGCACGCTCTGGCAGCCGCGCACCTGGTGAAGTTTCGCTTCAATGACGCGGGCAAGGCGCTGGACGAACCACTGCCAACCATCACCAGCGGTGGAAACTACCAGCGCCCGGCCGGCGCCGCGCACGCCATGGGCATCTCCACGGTATTCATGGCGCAGATGAATGGAGGCTTCAACACCACCGACGCCAAGAGCATCGAAGACCCGATGACTACGGTCACCAACACCGGCAGCCAGCAGCAACTGGTGGCCGCGAACCTGGTGCACCTGCGTGGCAACTGTGATGCACGCGACCTCAACGACCCACTGCACACCGTCAGCGCCGGCGGCCAACACCACGGGTTGGTCAGCGCTTTCATGGAACGGGCATTCGGCGGCAGCGTGGGCCAAGGCCTGGAAGAGCCGGCGCCAACCATCACCGCCGGCGGCGGCGGCAAGAGCTCGCTGGTGTCGCTCACTCTCTCGCCAGAGCACGAAGCCGGTGCCCTGCGGGTCGCCGCGTTCCTGATCAGCTACTACGGCACCGAGAACATCAGCGCATGCGACTCGCCGGCGCCGACCATCACCACCAAGGACCGCCTGGCCATGGTCACCGTGATGGTGAAGGGCACGCCCTATGTGATCGTCGACATCTGCCTGCGGATGCTCAAGCCGTCCGAGCTGTACAAGGCCCAGGGCTTCCCGGCCGACTACATCATCAGCCACGGCGCCGATGGCAAGCCGTTCACCAAGACCCAGCAGGTGCACATGTGCGGCAACAGCGTCAGCCCGCCGCCGATGGCTGCGCTGGCACGGGCCAATGACCCGTGGCGCGCCGAACAGCAGCAGGCCGCCGCCGCATAACTTATAACCACGGAACTGCCGCCAGCCACTCCGCGCAGCGCATGAGTATCTGGCTCAGAAGTTCGATCAGTAGTTGGTACGTCAAGTCTGCGATGAGTTGTTTCATTCGGTAGTTCCCTCAAGGTTGGTCAGCAAACCAGACGATGCGCTGACGGTAGTGTTCGATGGTCTACCGCCTATCCCTGGCCTTCCTCTTGGTTTTTTTCCACTCCCCCACTCCACCGCCCGGGCATGGCCCGGCAAGGAAATTATTGTGTCCGAAATTCACCGCTACAAAGCCGTGAAGATACTGACTGAGGTCGGCAACAACATCAGCTATACCCCGCACGGGCCTGACGTTGTAATGGCCGCTGACTTCGACCGTGTTGTCGCCGAGCGTGACGCTGCGCTTGGGCGTGAGGCTGCGTTGAATCTACAGATATCCAATCAGGCGGAAACCATAAAACAGTTATCCGGAAGATATGGCCCCATCGCAGAAGCCCTGCAACAGCGCCTGACCGCAGCGGATGAGCGCTGGGACGAGCTGGTCAGTGCGGTACGGTCAATCAACCGTAGCCCGCACTACATGGTCAAAGCGATTGACGACGACCAACCGCAGTACAGGCAGCGCAAGGAATGGATTGATTGGGTGCTTGGGCTTTGCGATGCAGTGCCTACCTCCGGCGAGCGATCCAACAAGGACTACGCCATCGAGCACGCCGAATACATGGCCAAGTCAGCCGATGACGTGCTGGCGAAGTTCCAGGCATACGGCCTGGCTCTGCTGGCCGTTGATGAGGGCGGTGACGATGGCGAAGGTGAGCTGATGGAGAATATCGACTCCGCCCGCGATGTCCTGCAGGAGTCACTGGTAGATCTGCGCAGCATGGTTTACGAGTTCCGCAAGCGTGCCGCCAAATCCCGATAGGAGTACATCCGTACTCCACCCGCAAAACCTTTAACTCCTCCCCCTTCAAAGTCAGCCGCTATAGCGGCAAGGAATTGTCATGCCTGAAGAAAAGGTTGTGATGTACGAATCGCCGGAAGCGGCCAGCATTCAAACAGTCACCGGATGGGTCGGCGCCGACGGTCGCTTCTGGGGAAACGATGAGCATATGGCTCGCTGGTGCGGCTCCACTCATCGCCGCTGTAAGAAGAACCCAGATCACCCTGCTTACGCAGTGCGCAGTTGGTGCGAGCAATGCTATCAAGAAAGCCGCCAAGCGAAGTTCGCGGCGATGCCGGTAAAGGAATGGTCCGGAGAGCCGCTGGTTATCTTCGATGGCGACCAATACTTCTTCGACGAAGACAGCCTGCGTGACTACCTGATCGACAGCGATGTCGAGCTATCCGACCTGCAGCTCTGCATCTGCGAACCAAACTACCCCAGCCAGATTGACCCGGCGGACCACTTCTGCGATGACTTGCCGGAGGACGGCGAAATTCGTGACGACCAGCTGCTTGCGGCATTCGACCTGCTCAACGAGATGATCCGGCAGTCCGAGCCTCTTTCGTGGTCGGAAGGCGAGTACGCCGCATCTCTGCCGCAATCGCTTCTTGATGAAGTCGCGGCTGCTCGGGTGACGCCATGATCGCCACCCTCTGGTTCGCCTACGTGTTCATCTACAAGGGGCCAAGGCCATGAATCAACACGTCCGAGTGAATACGGCTGATCTGATCGGCCAAGCCTTGAACTGGGCAATGGCTCAGGCCGAAGGAAAGCAGGCCAGGATCACCAAGAGCGGCGTTCGCCTTGCGCTGGGCGGAAGCACTTACGGAAAGATTAATCCGGCCACCGACGAGAAGGCCGGGACGCTAGCGATACTGCGGCACCGCGTGCGCTTTGATGTTCGGATGCCTGCCCATCAATGGGCTGCCCGGGTTGGAGAGGTTATCGCCGGCGGCCCAACCATCACCATCGCAGCTTGCCGAGCTATCGCCGTCGCCAGCCTGGGCGAGGTCATCGACATACCCGCCGAACTCGTTTAACCCCAATCCCCCCACATGCCTGCCGGTGAGCGGCGGGCGAGGTATTCCTATGTCCGAAAGAATTCCGTGCAGTGAGTACGACGCTGAGAAGGTGCGCTGCCTCAGCGGTTTTCCCGTTCTGCATTCGGTATGCCACGGCGCGCAGCCCGGATGTCCGACCTGCGGTGCGCCTAACACCGCCCCCATGTGCATGCGCGAAGACTTGCCTGCGCACTTGATGCGATCTGACGGCATGCCGATCGGCTGGCCGAACAAATAACCCACCTTCTGCCGCCCAGCGCGGCGCGGAGCATCATCATGGCAGCAGCAGAGCAAATACCTGTTGAGTACCTGTCCGATAAGGTCGCGGAGAAGAACTTCGCGGAGATGGTCGGCACAACTCGCCGCGCGCTCCAGGGCAAGCGACAGCGCAACATCATCCCCAAAGGGGTGTGGAACGAAATAGATGGCCAGATTTACTACAGCATCAGGAGATATGAGGCATGGCTAGAAAGCCTTTGGGATTGCCCGCCGGAGTTGAATTTGCAGGCCAGTCAGTCCGCATTCGCTTCACCTGGAAATTCAGGCGCTGCGAGACCCTCGCCTATCCCCAAACGCCAAAAGGCATCAAAGCGGCCGCAGATCTTCGCGCTACAGTAATCAGCCTAATCAAGCACGGCGTAATGGATGACAAGCGTTACGCCGAGCTTTTCCCGAACTCGACATATTCCACCTACTCCGCGACTCCGCTGTTTGGCGAGTATGCACAGACCTGGCTCGACAGCCGGGAGGTAGTTGGGGGAACTCGCAAAAACTACCGAATCTCCCTCAACCTTTACTGGATGCCGCATCTTGCGCCGCTTCCGATTGACCAGATCACATCGGCAATGCTTCGGAAAATAGCCGGAGAGACGCCGTGGAAGTCGTCGACGGTAAAGCGCTCGGCGATCCAGCGCCTGCACACGATGTTCGAGTGCGCAGTGAACGATGAGCTGATCACCAGGAACCCGGTCGGCTCAATTGAGCTGCCGGTGAAGGCAAAGAAACCGGTTGACCCTTTCACGGTAGCGGAGGCGGATTTGATCATCGGGCACCTGTACGAAGTGCTGACCGGTTCAATGCGGGTATACGCGGCCTATTTTGAGTTCGCCTTTTACACCGGTATGCGGCCCGGGGAAATAGCGGCGTTGCGCTGGGATGAGGTGGATACAGATGGGCGTGTCGCCAACGTTTGTAGAATCGTGGCTGACTACAAGATCGAGGAGCGCACGAAAACACGCGAGACGCGACGAGTCATGCTGAACAGCAGGGCATTGAATGCCGTTGAGGAGGCCAAGGGCGTGGCCGAGTTGAGGGCGAAACAGAGTCGGCGCCAGCATAAACAATCGCCGTACGTATTCCCGCCGACCAAGAACTTCGAGTTCATTCAGCAGGCCAGCGTGACCGACAAGCACTTCAAGGCGGCGCTCGTCGCGCTGAAGATCAGGGCCCGACGACAATACAACTGCCGGCACACTTACGCTACCATGTGCCTCATGGCAGGCATGAACCTCGGGTTCATTGCGAATCAGCTTGGTCACAGCGTGCAAATGCTGCTGACGACTTACGCCCGATGGATCAATTCCAGTGAAGACTGGAGTGAGGTCGGGAAGCTGGAGCAAAGCCTGATTGGTACAAAATTGGTACAGACAGAAACCGTACCCCTCTAGAACCCATACGGAATAACGCTCTGTGACATTGGAACAGAATTACACCGCGATCCTCGGCCAACTCGGCGAGGACGTTACCCGCGAGGGCCTGCTCGACACGCCAAAGCGTGCCGCCAAGGCGATGCAGTACCTTTGCCGCGGCTATGAACAGACACTGGAAGAAGTCACCAACGGTGCCTTGTTCAGCTCCGACAACAGCGAAATGGTGCTGGTCAAGGACATCGAGCTGTATTCGTTGTGCGAACACCACCTGCTGCCGTTCATCGGCAAGGCTCACGTCGCGTATATCCCCAGCGGCAAAGTGCTGGGCCTGTCGAAAGTCGCGCGGATCGTCGACATGTATGCGCGCCGCCTGCAGATCCAGGAAAACCTCAGCCGCCAGATCGCCGATGCCGTGATGCAGGTCACCGGTGCCCTGGGCGTGGCCGTGGTGATCGAAGCCAAGCACATGTGCATGATGATGCGCGGCGTGGAGAAACAGAATTCGTCGATGATCACTTCGGTGATGCTGGGTGAGTTCCGCGAAAATGCGGCGACCCGCAGCGAATTCCTCAGTCTGATCAAGTAACCGACTGAGTAGGAAAAGACCGGCGTTCATCGCCGGTTTTTTTCGTCCGCAGAAATCAACGGAGCAATCAGGTAAGCTGCCGCCCCTTCTGTCATGGGCAAGAGGTTTCAGCCATGTTCGTCAAAGCACTTCGAGTGGGCCTTGGCCACGTCATCATCGCGGGCGACTTCCTTACCCGCCCACGCAAAAAGCAGCGCCCTGCCGAACAACAGGCACAGGTGAACGCCGCGGCCAAGGACCTGACCCTGTATCAGTTCCACGCCTGCCCGTTCTGCGTGAAGACCCGCCGCACCTTGCACCGCCTGAATGTGCCGGTGGCCTTGAAGGACGCGAAGAACAATCCGCAGGACCGCCAGACCCTGCTGGAGCAAGGCGGCAAGATCAAGGTGCCGTGCCTGCGCATCGAAGAGAACGGCCAGACCACCTGGATGTATGACTCCAAAGTGATCATTGATTACCTGGACAAGCGCTTCGCCGCCGCCTGAAAAACGCCCTCTCCCCTGTAGGAGCGAGCGTGCTCGCGAAAAACCTGAGAACGCCGCTGGGTGTCAGGTTCCCCTCGTTATGGTTGACGATTTTCGCGAGCTAGCTCGCTCCTATGTATGGACTCGCCCCCACATTCAACCCGCTTTTCAAACATTGTTACCCGGTTGCATCTATGTATCAGGCCTATTCAAGGAAGCCCAAACAGCTTCTGGCCAACATTGGATCAGC